AAAGTAGGTTTTCCCAATGATACTCTTAGAAAGGCATTCATAGATAATTGTTACAAACCCGCAAAACAATTGCTCAAAATAGAAGGGAGTGGGGATTTGCTTTTATTGGCAAAATTCCTGCTCAAATTATGTTCCCAGATTGAACAAGAGCAAGAGAAGAACCTATCAGAGGATTTGAAAAGACTTCTTCCTGGTTCGGTCAGTTTGGTTAGACAATATGTAACTTGGATAGGTAACCAATCATGGATAGACCATCCGAATATGAAGATGTTTGATATTGGTGATGGAAGGTTTAGAGCGTTTAGGAGGGAACAAGCCAAAGAGGATAATCAAGAACGGGATGCCTTGACCGGAAGGTCATATACACGAGACTAAGCCCTTGATAAAAAACAGCATGCGACTAGAATAAGAATGAAGGGGGAATTACTGAGTGAGGAATGAAATGGAATTTATAGAACGGCGCATGGCTACCGGCCTGATAATTAGCCGAGATTATCTGGAGAGGGTTCAGAAGATTTGGAATCTTCAATTGCTTGAATCCCCTGAAATTAGAACAATAGCCAATTGGTGTATGTCCTATTTTGAAAAGTATGGAAAAGCACCAGATAAAGATATACAGACTATCTACATGGAAAAATTAAAATCCGGAAAACTGTCCAAAGCCGATGCAGAATACATAGAGGAATTATTGTCGGACTTGAGTGATGAGTATGGCCGAGATACTCAATTTAATTCTGCATATTTATATGACCAAACCATCAAGTATTTCAAAGCGCAAGAACTTGAAAAGCATAATCGAGAAGTCCAAGACTTGATAGATGTAGGGGAGGTTGAGGAGGCTGAACGGTTGGTCAAATCTTATGCCCCTACCATTCGGGAAGATATTGAAATGGGTTTAGAATTATCCAGTGATGAGGCTTTGAAACGAATAGAACGAGCATTTAGTGAAACTGGTCAACAGGTGGTATCCTATCCTGGGGCATTGGGAGATATGGTGAATGAACACCTTATCCGGGGAGGATTTGTGACTTTTCTTGCTCCGGAGAAAAGAGGAAAGAGTTTCCTTCTGATGGAAGTCGCCCTTCGGGCAATTCGACAGAAGTCGAATGTTGCTTTTTTTGAGGCTGGGGACATGACGGAGGGCCAAGTCTTGAGAAGAATTTGTATGTATATTGCCCGGAAGTCCGATAGAGAAAGATATTGCCAAGAACGGTATAGACCATGTGGAGATTGCGTGTTTAATCAATTAGACATTTGTGAGAGGAGGGATAGGAATTGTGACCATGGAATATTTGATGGGATTACTTTGGAACTTTTCAATTCACAAATACAGGAGTTTGCAAATATAGAGACCTTAAAAAAGAAATATGAAGAGTTCCCTGATTATGTTACATGCAAAGCATATTCATGCCAAGAAAGAAGAGGGGCGGTTTGGCTTCAAAAAATGAAAAGAACCCGGCCCCTCACGGTGCGGCAAGCGAAGAAAGAATTGAAAGCATTTTTCAAGAAGTACAAAAGGAGGTTCAAGCTCATAACCTATCCCGCAGGAACCTTGACAGTGAGTGAAATACGGAGGTGCTTAAATGATTGGGAAAGGAATGATGGGTTCGTTCCTGATTTGATTGTGGTAGATTACGCTGATTTGTTATCCTCCGATGATGGGAAAGTGTCTGAATTTAGACACCGCCAAGACCATATTTGGAAAACGCTTAGAGCCTTATCTCAAGAACGACATATATTGCTATTATCTGCCACGCAGGCTGATGCGGAAAGCTATAAGAAGGGTAGATTATCATTATCTAATTTCAGTGAGGATAAAAGGAAATTAGCCCATGTAACGGCGCAATATGGACTTAATCAAGACCCTCACGGGAGGGAGAAAAAACTTGGGGTATTGAGAATAAATGAGATTGTGGTAAGGGAAGGTTCCTTCTCTGGAGATAATGAAGTAGTTATCTTACAAGATTTGGCGGTGGGGAGGCCGTTCTTAGAAAGCTATTCATTGTCCGGAACATATAAACATATTGAAAGTTATCAGGATGAATAAAATGTAAGGAGTGGAAATGGTGGAGTATTGTAAATTATGTCGTTCACTAATGATTAAAGGCAATTGCACGAACCGAAAATGTAAAAATCACATAGCAAAATATTGTTTGGCCAATTGCAACCAAATAAACTACATCAAAGATATGCTGAATAAATTAGATATAGATGAAGATGAATATAACTTTGGTACTATGAAGAATTATGAAGCTTCACATATCATTCAAAAATTGATAGAAAGAATTGAGTTGGGTGAATAAATGAGAAAGGGGATGAAAATAATGGGGACAGTGTTAGAACTGGATAGGAAGCGGAAGAAGTATTTTGATTATTCTCAAAAAGGGGTAGAGGATAAAATAACCCAATACCTTAACACAATCATTAAAACCGAGAAAGATATAACCATCCTATGTATAGGGACTGACCGTTCTACTGGGGATTGTTTAGGTCCCCTAGTTGGTTTATTCTTGAAAAATATGGAGGCCCGATGTGAGGTATTGGGGGATTTGCATAATCCAATACATGCTCAAAACTTAGATATGATAAATACGAAAAGTAATTATGTAATTGTGGTAGACGCTTGTCTCGGAACCCCTGAAAATGTGGGAAATATCATGGTGAAACCTTCCGGAATTACCCCGGGAAGTGGAGTGGGTAAAAAAATAACAGGGGAAGAACTTGGAAATACAAGCATACTACCTATCGTTAATTTTGGAGGTTGGATGGACTTCTTAATACTGCAAAATACCCGACTATCAATGGTGTATAAACAGGCCCAAGTGGTGGCAAAATCATTATATCAATTTATCCAGAAAAGGAAGCGAAACAAAGAACTTTTGGGGCAACAAACATTGTGGGAATTGGAGGGAAATTATGCAGGAAATATACTCACTAAGAATTAGAAAAAAGTCCACCCTTCGACAAGGAAGGTGATGATAGTTCAAACCACTTTCGATTGGGGTAATGTTGAGGATGCCCTTGAATGTAAAAAATTACTTGAGAAAGCGAGTTATGCGTCCGGGGTGAGTGTTGAATTTGTAAAAAGGGGGGTTGAAGAAAAACTATGAAAATACTAACTGTCGCAATAAAAGTAATAGTTGTGCTTTTACTGATAATAACATGTATAGCGTTTGGTTATGCAATACCAAGGTCACCAGAACCTCCTCATCTGAAACCGGTGGACACGGAGCTGATCCAGACATACAAAGACACCATAGCCCAGCAACAGGAGGAAATAGACAGCCTGAGAGAGCTGAACAAGCAATTGCGGCAAGAAAAACTAGACATGCTTGAAGAATATTCTATCCTTTCAGAAGAGTATTTTGACAGACTGATTGAGGTGCTGAGGCATGAGTAATGTGCTGAGAGAGTTTGAGAAAACTATTGAAAATATTGAAAGAGAGGGGAGAAAGTACCATGGAAACTTTCGTGAAAACATTCGCAACAATTGTGCTGATTTTCGTGATAGCGGCAATAACGATAGTTGCCTTGAAGTTGCCGGAGCTGTGGAAAGAATTGAAGGCAGAGAAAGAACGGAAAGCAACAGAAAAGAAAAAAGCTGAAATTACATTTAGAAGTGTGAAAGGGATGTACGACAAGCACGGAAGGAGAGTTGGAAGAATTAGGAGGTAAACGATGAAAAACAAAAAAAGTATATTGGTTGAATACCCGTGAGACAAGTGTTTCCCGGGGAAAGGAGGGACTAATGAAAAAAGTTAAGGTAATCGGCAAGGTTGTAAGAAAGGCAAGGGATGGTAACTGGTATTACATAGATTTCGGCTTCAAGGGGATACGAGTGCCAGCGGACAAGGTTAAGAAACGAATATTTTAAGAAAGGAGGAAAAGGCATGAATACAGCAATGTGTAAGGCTGAACAAGTAAGGACAACTGATATTGCCGAGAGGGTATGTCAAAAGCTATGTGATTTAAACAACCATGCATTGGATATACGCCATAAGCTATACGGC